TCAGAATCCCCCAACAGTAAGGCGAGGAATAACGGCAAGAACAGACAGCGGCAACGGATCAAGCTGACGGATTTTTACACGTCCGTTTTTGCCCCAGTTACTGTCCAGTTTCACTTCTACTTTTCCGGTAGCATCATCAACAGGATCATCGTAGAACTCGAATTCACGCTGTGGATATTCGTACCATTTACCGCCAGGCGTAGTCGCCCAGATGCCGCGACTGGCATTCACAACCAGAGTAACGGAGGGGATCACCTGTTTTTTGTCCAGCAGCGTTTCCTGTCCGTTAATGTTGATATCCAGTGTTTCGAATTCAGCAGTTATTGGCAGGCCGATGTGCACTACAGCCCCCGGAGATTCCAGCGTGACGGCACCTCCGGAAACCACTTTCTGTGGTTCCACGTTCGCATCAGAGAGAATGTTTACGGTCTGGCCTTCAAGATGAGACAGGCCTCCAAATGTCCGGCGCGCCATCTGCCAGTTCGTGGTGGACACATTCCTGAGGGATGGCGGGACGTTCCTGTTAGCACGAACCACTACTGCGGTATTACTGGTTACAGAAATAATGTCGCAACGTAATTCTTTTGACACTTCATCGCCAGTATCAGGATCAGTTCCGGCATAAGGGAACTGTAGTTGCGCGCCGACATCACTACTGGTGAAGTACGCACCACCAGAAACACTGATTGTATATTCCGCGCGATAATCCCATTCGCCAGAGCCACCAGTGATGGTCATCGTTCTGTCAGACGTATTTCTTCCATCATAGCTAAGGCCAGAATCAACAAAGAAAGCATCTTCATCGCTGGTAAATAAACGGCTGGACAGCCGCTCGATGTATCTCACTGTTTGCCCGTTAACGGTTCGGTTAACGACGAAATACACCGCATCTTCATTGCCTTCGCTGATACTGCATGTGCTTTCATATTTTCCGGTACTGGATTGTGGTGCCCATGCAAAAACCTGCTGATCACGCAAATAGGTCATCACCAGTAATTTACCGTCATCACGAATGCAGAAGGCGCTGGAGTAAGGGACAATAGAGAAGCACCAGTCAACAATGCTGTGCTTCTGAAAAAGATGATTGGCAAGGATGGTCAGGTCGTTCCCCTGATAGCCGTCAACATCGAATGAGTAGGCCAGATCACGGACAACACTGCCTTTCTCCTGGACGAACAGAGCAATATTCGCTACGGCAATTGGTGGGACGTTGCTTGAGCCATTTGATCCCTGAGAGCTGAATGCAAATGATGATGGGGTTAACACTTTGTTCTGGTCGCCGGTGATGACGTACTCACCTCCGGAAGTCAGCGCCACCAGAGAACCAACATCAATCAGGTGACGGATCTCATTAACCTGACGCCCGGCATAGGTGTAGATAATTCTGTCGTCATCCTGCGTAGGATTGCTTTTGCCAAAATCCTTATAATCCCCGGTACGGCTGGCCCAGATAGTCTGAGGGAACGCAGTCGATGCGGCGAAGTAAAGACGTTGTTGATAATAAACAACAGTGCCAGGATAACCATTAACACTGTTCCAGGCATATTTAGCCCATTTATAGCTGGCATTATCCTCGCCAACTACCTGCGAAGGGATATAGGAAATCACCTCGGCAGTTGCAGTAGTTCCATTTGCAGCAGTGATACGGGCAATGCCAAAACCACTGTGCAGATATTCCCACTCAATGCCAGTATCATCATCACCGGATCCGCCCCAGCCATCCCATGATGTGCCTTCTGTATGCGAAGGGCGCAAAGTACCTGTTTTGCCTGCTGTAACGGCGCGATAGTAGTTACTGTCTGCACGGCGAATATCGCCAATCGACGTACTCTTACTGGTTTCCCATACCGGTACTGAATCCACTGCTGGCTGTTCCAGATAGAACAATTTGCCTACCTGCTCCGCGCCAAAAATAGAGGCGCTTGCCGTTAACGTAATTGTCCCGGTGCTGGCGCTGGCATAAACCGTCACTGACTCGTCAATATTGATATCTTCAAATGGTCCGTTCTTCGTTACCACATCAACCAGTTGCCAGTTGTCATGCGCATAGCGACGCAACTCTTTCGGCGGGTATGCCGGATGAACAAGCGTAAGCACGTCTGCGCTTTGCGTGAATTTAATTCGGAACAGATCGGCTTCAGTATATGGCGTGGCAATTTCATAAATAACATTGCTGCTGTTCAGCACCAACGCACCATCTTTGATAACGCGCATGTACTGGTGTCCGAACTCCAGAGCATAGGTCTGAACCGTCGAGAACTGGAACGGGATCAGGCGGCATTTCCGATTTGGGTATTTGGCGGCACCGACAAAACGCGTACCAGGTCGATTCTCAACGCCGCCATACTGCCGCACGATAAAGTTATCGCACTTGCGCAATGCCACCTGGTACTTCGCCATGTCGATACGACCGTACAACGACGGTCCAATCTCACCACCAGCAAAGCTGGGCTGGATCCAACTGATAGCCATCAGGACAACCTCGCAATGGTAAACTCGTCAACCGGTGGCTGTGGTTCCTGTGATTCATTCTGGCTATGCGAACCAGCACTAAGAATCACGCGATTGTACATATTGAGAGCAAATGTACCGAGATCCGCATTCCCAGTCAGCGCCATGTTAATGGCTGCCGCAAGACGCCAGGCCAGCGCCTCCATAAAAATGGCATCAAACATGTTCACATCTGAAACGCGAGAGACATACTTGAGCCATGCCTGCGGCTGGTCTGTATAGATCAATTTTCCTGTTCCGTTGGTGTCTGCACCAACTTCGTACTGAACGCGCATTGCTGCTGTTGGATTGCGTACACCAGGAAGCATAATTTCAGTAATGCGCAGACAATCGGACGGGTACTGGTACGCATATTCCCAGTCAGGCGGTGGATTGCTCGTATCTGCAAGCGCCACGCGTTTGGTAGCAAAGTTCCAGTCAAAATCAGAAAGCACAGCATCACGGCAGGCCTCAAAGTGCAGCGAACATTCCCCCGCTTCCTTGCTGGCTTCCGTCAGGCTGTTAATGCTGCGGCTATTGCCAATATTGGACAGCGCACGATTACAGATCTCTACTACAGAGGCCATCACTCACCTCCGTTACCGTACAGAGTTTCAGCCGCTGATTTTTCTACATCCCCGGAAACAGGAGCGATCGCCATATCAGTGATCTGCAGATCGGCGCTGCGATTAACACCATCGTCAGTTTCTCTGGCAGACAGGCCTCGAATAACAGCCTTTGCAGTTATCATCACTTCTGTTCCGACGCCCTGAGGTTGCGCCTTCAGCTTATTCAATGTGTCGTTATTAAGAGTGATGCACAGCCCCCACGGGTATTCATCGCGAGTTCTGGTTTCTCCGCTCTCATCCTGGTAGCTGTCAGTGCCGGTTTTGAGGTTTACGAGTTCCATATACACTCCTGCAATAAAGGGGCCGAAGCCCCTTGTCGGATTCGCGAGGCTTACACGCCCAGTTCTTTACGCTTATCTGCGATCTTCTCGCGGAGCGTTTCGGCTTTAGCGTTATGGTGTGGCTTCTCGTTAAAGAGCAATTCGTACTCTTCACGGAGCTTATCCAGTTCACCATCATCTGACACATCGTTGATGATTTTGGTGCTGGTTGCTGCCATAGACACCTTTCCTGCTACCTTTGCTTTTGCCTGTCTGGCTGCATCGTTAACAGGTTCCAGTGCGCTACCAGGCTCACCTTCGTATTCGATTTCTGCCCCCTCCGGCCACAGTGTGTTATGGATATGAGAGAGGCGCAGAACGCGGTATCTTGGTTTCTCACCTGACATCGATATCACCTTAACCAGTTACTTTTGAGCGGATCGGGTACGGCGTATTGGCATCAACATCCAGACTGATACCCGCAGTGAATTTGCCGGCCGTTAGTGGGCCAGTTGCGACGGAGTAGTTAACACGCAGATATCGCAGAACACCGGCAGGCACCTTTGCAGAAACAACTCGTTTACCTGCTGTCAGGGTAGCCTTTGCCAGTGCGCCACTATCATAAATAGTGGACCATGAGCTGTTATTCTCACTCGTCTGCAACTGGATGTTTACAGTTGCCTCACCACTTGCCGTGGCGGCTTCGTTAACCAGCACCCAAAACTCAAGCGGGTAACCCACACCGATATCGCGACGGTTTCCGTCAATTGGACCGAGATCGATTACGTCAGTAGAAGCCGCGGTATCAGTTACCGCCTGTGCTTCGGAGAACATCAACAGTTTGTCGGTGATCATCTTCTTTCTCCATTAGTGGGCCTGTTGCGGCCCACAGGTTAATAACAGGCGTTACACCACGCGGGCTTCTGTTTCCAGAAGTGCGTCAGTTTCGCGAATCGGCACACCACGAAGTGCTGTCCACCATTCGCCTTCTGTCTCTTTCACGCTGATCGCCAGAGAACTCTTCTCCAGAGATTGCAGGTCAAGCACTTCGTTAATGGTTCTGTTCATGTAGAAAACAGGACGTCCCATCCCACGATTTGGGATTCGATGAAGGGCACGAATCATCAGTTTTGCGATATTCGCGGCAGTAGAAGGAGCGTCAAGATTACTGACATCAATGTTTGCGATACGAACTACATAGCGCCAGTCACGTAATGTCAGCCCGTTGTCCCACTTATAATGGGTACGATAACCTTCGTACTTGCCGCCATTAGCATCTTCCAGTGTCACCTGGCCTTTATCTTCCATCTGAATGCCAGCCTTCTGTCCTTTCGGGAAGATGCCATGCACGGTGTTTTCGCCCCACACCACTAACCAGATTGAAGTGTTATCTGTACCCGTGCCACCAGCATCAATGATGTTCTGAGCATTACCCGCAGACAGGCTGGAATATCGGGAGGACAGTCCCATAAACTGCTGAGGGTTAACGCTGGAATCACCGTAAAACAGTGTCTGCGCCATCGCCTGATTCATCGCTTCAATAAATGCTCGGTCTTCAGACAGACGGAATTCGGCAGTATTACCGTTCAGATCAGCCAGAGACTTATCGACTTCAGCATAGGTTTCCAGCATGCCAATGGAATCGGTGACCTGCACTGTGGTTGATTTGCTTGGCTGTACGCCATAGTTCAGCAAACGCCAGGTAGCGGAAGGTAAACCAGAACGAATGGTGGTTCGGTGTCCGGTAGGAAGGTTTCCTTCAACAAAAGGCATATCCTGAAGAATTGGGTTAGTTTGATTGAGAAGCTCGATAATCTTATCGACTTTCCCGTTTGGATCGACGCGCTTACCCCAGTCAGCCAGCGTTAGCGCAGTTAAGCCTTTAACAGCCATTGTCATTTCCTCTCTTATTTGCCATAGAGCACTTCGGCCGCACTACGCTGGCCTTCATTACCACCGGTGACCATGCCATCTTCAGACATCGCCTTTCCGATTTTCACGAACGTTTTGACCAGATCAGGGTGATTACCCAGCCCGGTGGTGTTCAGATATTCTTTGAGTTCAGGTGTCCCGAACTGGTCAAGCGCACGCTGTGCGGCGCTAAGGTTAGAAATCAACTTGTCGCCACCGATTTCTTTGTCGGCTTTTACATCCGCAGCCCACTGCTCGGTTGTTTTCTGCCAGGCTTCTGCCTGGCGCTGCTGAACACCTGCCAGAATCTTCGGATAAGCATCAACCAGCTTTTGCGCTTGCTCGTTGGTCAGGTTTAGTTCTCGCGCCACCGGCTCGAATTCCTTCAACGCTTCTGTATCCAGCTCTACGCCTTCGGCAGCCTGAAACTCGTACTTTTCAGGCGCACCCTCTGGTTTATCGCCGTCCTTTTTTTCATCCTGCTTATCGTTTTCAGGCTTTTTGTCATCAGCAGGTTTATCGCCATCAGCAACAGGTTGTGGCTTATCACCTTCCTGTTGTGATGGATCACCAACTGGAGCAGGGTTATCACCTGCAGGCGCTGACGGTTCTGACGCAGCCGGAGCTGCTCCACCATCGACTGGTTGCTCATTGCAAAGACGGCGATACAGCAAACGCTCAAATAAATTCATGATCACTCCTGTTCACTGGCCTCTTTGGCCATCTTCAAATACTGTTCAGGGCAATGCGCCATAACGCGCTGAAACAGTTCCAGCGCCAGATTGCGTTGCCCCTCATTAAATGCCATTGCCATAGCGTCCATCGGTGAGATAGCGGAAAACACACGGCCTTTCTCCAGCACCGACCAGACAACCCGACGCCCCTGTTCACTGCTCATGACAAAGCGAATGTCATCAATTTCACGCTGTGCCATGTCACGTTGCTTACGGGCGTTTTCTTCTTTCAGTTGATCGTCTTCGTAATCTGTCATTGTGATTGCCCACCCTGACCACTAACTGCATTCGCCATAGCTGACAAAACACTCGGATCCGAAGTTTTAGCTTCGCTTAGCGTCTTGGCACCCTGTGCCGCCGCCATCCCCATCGCCATCATTTGTTGCTGCTGTTGTTGCTGTGCCCGTTGCTGGCGAGCCTGCTCAACCTGTTCCTGCGGAACAATGACGGTTGGAGACACTCCGGACATATCAGCGAATGCATCGATCGCCTGATCAACGTTGAGTTTGTCGAGAGCTTCTGGTTTCGCTTGCGCAAGTTGACCAATGAAGTTGACCGTAGACGCCAGACTGGACAGGCCGATAGACTTCTGCGCCTGAGCCATGACGGAAATGTATTCGACCTTCAGGGGCATACCTTCCATCGCGTCAGGCGGTGGCGGCAGCATGTTTTTACGCACCATCATCGAGAAAGCGCGGTCAATGAGAGGATTAAGACATTCGTCGTTCAGACGCTCCAGAACCGGCCCCAACATCAGAAGTTTTTCTTCTTTCATTTCGATCACCGCTTCCACAGGCATCGAGCGGGTATTGATGTTCTGCAACATCATGAACAGATCGACAAAGTAGGCGCTGTTAATGATTTGACGAGTGTCCTGAATGTCTGCCACCAAATCTGCTGTACTGGGGTTAACCAGATAAGCAGGCCTGAAACCATCCTGACCAGTAATCTGATCGATATACGTGATGTCGCCAGGAAGAAGGGAGGCGCGCTGATTCTTGAGGGAAGTCGGAGCAACCATCGGCGGATTGGTGGCTTTATCAATCAACTGCGACTTGCGTTTCTGGAGAAGCTGCAATGCCTTAACAGGTCCAAGCGCCAGCATACCCGGGCATGATGATCCATAAACATCTTCGCCGTTAACTTCCCAGCGCGGAGCCATAATTGGAAACTCATCGAATCCGGACTCACGCAACAACTTGTCGTTATCGCCGCCAACCTCGTAATAAACCGATTTGAATGGCTTGTTCTTGCTATCCAGCTTCGATGTATCGCGGTCAATGTTCGGGTAAACCGAATGCATCACTTCAATCCACTTCTCGTAGGTGCCGCTTTCCCACATGCTTTTTACGGATTCGCTGACGTTATTTAGCCCGAACTCCTGAACAAGCTGACGAACAGTCATAGAGAACTTGCGAAAACAGGTGTCCACACTGCCACGAGGTGAGTTAGCAAGGTAGTAACTGCCTATCGGGAATGGCATTGTGCGAATGATGTCCTCGTCATCCTCCAGTACCGCCATTGCACCGGTGCTGTATGTGCCGAGGCTTCCGTATAACTGCGGCAGCGACTGATAGAGATTCGACTTATTGAACATATCGTTCATGCGGTTCTGCACTGCCTCAAGCCACAACTTAACAGGGCCATAATCCATCATTTCAGGATCTGGCGTAGCCAGGCGAAACCACGGACGCGCGGGGCTTGTGATGCCTGACATCATGCCGCTGGCGAGAGTGCGCGCCGCCATAGTCCCGGTTGAATCAATAATGCGTGTATTGCGTCGATCGTTACGGTTGACCTCAGAAGTCAGAAAGCGGGAACCACGCGGGTTGATGTAATCACTCAACTCGCGCCAGTGCGGCTCGAACGACTGACGCTCGCTTTCAAGTTGTGCGAACTGTTTGTTCAATCGCTCTTTAGTTGTTTCCGCCATTTCAATGACTCCGGTTACTGACCAAGTAGCGTTTTACCGCTGGTATTAGCGGTTGATGTGTCGCCCTGAGAACCGGTAAGCAGCGTAGAACTACGACCAGCAGCAGCGCGACGGCGACGAGTTTCTTCGTTGCGGGCATCAACAACGGCGGCATCCTGCTCCTGTGGTGCTGCCTGAACTTCTGGTGTTGCAGGCACTGACGGTGAGCTACCCATGCACATATCAATGACTCCGTACGCAATTAAATTATTACCAATTTAACCACATATGATTTATTTATCGTAGATAGTTGACATTTAACACACAAATTATTACCTTTCAGGTAACCAAAGAGTTCATTCCGGTTACTAACCTGACTGGCTTGTCGTTAAATTGAACAGGTGGAGTGAGCTTTTATTTTGAGCAGTACGGCGTATGGCACATGCGCCGATAGCGGTCTGGATACGTTTAAGGGGCACCCTCCCTTGCTCGGGCAAACGAACCAGGTAGCCGGAATGTGCAAGTCGAGCGGTTTTATTCCGCGCACGGGGATTCACCATCCCGGCGATTCGGTGTGACGCCTCGGAAGAGACGAGGGTACAACGATGAGAGCATTTATGGAGCCGCGACAAAGTGTGGCGCCTTAACAGGCTAAGTGCTCTCAGCGTTGTGGCATTAGCTCAGTTGGACAGAGCAACCGCCTTCTAAGCGGTTGGTCGCAGGTTCGAATCCTGCATGCCACGCCAGAATCACGCCTAAGGACCGTGATGCCAGAAGTTCCAGGGGCTTGGCGGTGATGGTTTCCCTTGAAGGACTATCACCGCCCTTTTTACAGCAGGACGCCATTGCGATGACTTCATGCTGTAAACCAGTACAGCCACGGAAGGCATAACTCATTGCTTCCAGTTCGCCCGGTTCGCCGGGCATTTTTTTAAGGTGAGATTAGACTATGAGTGACAAAGACATTGAATCTGAAATTCAGGCTAAAGGTTTAGCCGCGCCGCGCGTTACGCCAGACCATATCGAGAGCATTATTGCTCAGGAGGCATATTTCACAGCAGAAGATGGTGTCTTTGGCGTAGCCATAAAAGCGAAACATACTGGCGGAGAGGTAAACTACCAGCCGCACGAATCACTTTCTCTGCTGACGTTCTGCGTTCTGGTGCTGCGCAACGGCTTCACCGTCACCGGAGAGAGCGCCTGTGCAAGCCCGGAAAACTTTGATGCGGAAATTGGTCGGAAGATTGCCCGGCAGAATGCTGTAAACAAAATCTGGATGCTTGAAGGTTACTTGCTGAAGCAGAAGTTAAGCGAGCAATAACACCGTGACATGTCACAAACAGCCAGCCGATGAGCTGGCTTTGTTTTATCCTCACCAGAGGATATCTCCGTCATTATCCCCGCTAACGGATTAAGCATAGGGATCGTAATCTGTAATGGCCTTGCCTTGCTGGTTCTGCTGCCCGGGAATTCGCAGACGCTTAGACACAGGGAACGCAAACGTCAGCAGTAGCGCATCGCCTTTACCCGGCGAACGCCCAAGCCGCTCCTTGATATCTTCCTTCGGTTCTATAACGATTTTACCGTCCACGCGAACTTTGTACTCTGCCGCCGACAGGTCGTCCGCTGTTTCCTGGTCATCCAGCATCCCGCCCAGCCTCAGCCATGTCTTGCATGAATTGAACATCTCCCCACGCTTGTTGAGCATCTGCGGGTCAGTAGACGCGCCACCGAACGGAACAAGTTGCCATGTACGACCCCATCCGTCACCGATTGACTTCAGACCGGTTCCGTAACCGAAGTCGATGAACACCGCGTCAGCCTGATACTGGTCTTCAAAGTCAGCGATACGCTTCGCCATAATCAGATCGTCGGTAGTCTTGTTGCCAGTCCACAGCACCTTACTGTGTAGCCCCTGCCGCAGGTATATCACCGCGTCATCAACGCCTGAATATGCCGGGTCAACACCGATTATCACCGGAGCATGTGCCACCTGCGCAGCGGTTACCACCCGTTTCATTGCCTCATCAGTAAGACCGGTAGGGATAAACTGCAATTCAGATGCATCAGGGAATATGCCGCGCACACGGATTTTAACGAAGTCGCTGTCTTCCCCGTAGTCATCAACCCATTTCTGCAACTGCTGTTTGTTAGTACCTTCCACCGTCCGGCTGTCAATCTGCGCAGTTTTCCAGCGGTGTTTGTATTTGCGGAAACATTCGCGAAAACGCCCGGTATTACGTGTAGGGTTTCCGAACGCCACCCAGATAATCTCAGTGTCTTCGTCCGTAAGCGCACCCTCAGCAACTTCCCACACCAGATCCGCAATGTTCGACGCTTCATCGAATACTACGATGATGCGTTTGCGCTCGTTGTGTAGTCCGGCGAATGCCTCAGTGTTGTGCTCAGACCAGGGGATTGCGTCAGCTCGCCACCGCTTGTCGTGCCCAGGATCATTGCTGTACATCGCAGTAGCGGTACAGGTAAACCAGTCTTTCGTGATAGCAAGGTTCGACCACTTGATAATTTCCGGCCAGGTCTTCGTTCGTAGCTGGTTGTCGGTGTTGGCGGTCACCACGACCTTACAATCCTCGCAAGTGGACATGCCCCAGTTGATCAGCATTGAGATGAATGCGGATTTACCAATACCATGACCAGAAGCGCGTGCCAGCATAAGCGGCTGATAGCGCGTCTCTGGATTCTGCAGGTGATCACGTATCTCTCGGAACGCATCAGCCTGCCACTGACGTGGGCCGGTAGCATGTGCCAGTTCAGTCCCCTCTTCCCCCCACGGGAACGCATATAGGGCATAGCCAAGCGGATCGTGAGTGAACCCTGCAATATCCTCGATCAACTGCTCTTCAGGAGATAACGCTGTATCTGTCACTGATTACCATCCTGACGTTCTTTGAGTCGCTTCCTGGCTGCTGCTATGCGATCAGCAATTGTCACATTCACATTAACATCCAGACGTTCTTTGAACGCGTTGACATCAACATGCTTACCAATCAGCTCAAGGTTCTTCACCTTGTCAGGCCATTTAATTTTTTTGAGGATTGTCTCTATCGAATCCTCGTTCATGTTCATGATGGTCGATGACAGATCAAAGCCACTAAGCGTAGTGCGCCAGATTTTCGGCCACTCACGGAGTGGTTTAAGGCTCCCATCGTCGTTGAGGATGTCGATCACGTCCATCTGGTCGATCTCCACCAGGCGCATGAGAACGTAATCAGCACTGACGCGCATTCGTTTGTTGCGCTCCTCCATCAACTCGGCAATCCGTTTTTGAATGCGTTCATCGCGCATCATGACACTGGCTTTAACTGCCGCTGTATTTGGGGAGAATCCTGCGTTAATCGCTGCCTGAGTCTGGTTTTCAGGCGTTTTGATGTATGACTGGCAATAAGCCTCCTGCATTGCTGTTAGTGGCTTAAATTGCGTTGATTTGCGTTTATAGGTTTTAGGTTCAGCAGGCATCATAACCACCGTGGTAATAGTTACCGTTGTGGTAATAGTACCATGCAAAATAAAGCCGCCATAGTTGGCGGCAGTATTCAAAACCCATCAAATTTATCATGCATAATCTACTCGTGACATGTCACACTATTAATTTCGTTTCATGCCAGCCTTTAGTCACCCAGCATTGCGAGTCACCATTACACGGGCATGAATTAACTGGAACTCTCTCGCCGCACTTACCGCAACGTTTTCTGCTGATCGATTTTATACGCCCGCGCACGCGTGCATCATCCTGGCGGATCAGTAACGCTATATACTCACCAAATTCGTAAGGCGCACGCCCGGGGCGACGCGTGGCACAGTTACGCTCCAGCATTTCAATTTCCTGAGCATCAAGCACAATCTCCAGCTTACGTACACCGGATTCAGCTTGTCTGGCTCTCTGAGCGGCTTTGCGCTCTGCTGCTGATTTAGCCATCAATATTCACCTTTATCGCGTATACCTTTACCGGTTTATCACCGAAGTGGGGGTGTGTGATTGTTTTCACTTCATATCCTCCATACGGAACATCAATTCTGCGACTGGAGTCGTCGCGCTTCGGATATCCCTTTGTGATAATCAGGCGGTCATACTCCCGGAACATAATTCGCTTATTCCAATAGTCATTACACAGGCGATACTCTTCCGTTTTCTCCCCGCGAATCATGGCATCGAAGTATTCACCTTTGACGGCAAGTTGCAGGTTAGCCATTACCGCACCTCCAGTCTCCATACCGCCTGACCAATCCGGCTGGCATAGGTATCTTTGGATACTGTTCCGTCTTTAGCCAGCTCCATAAGAATTTTGCGCAAATCTGCCGAACGCCATTCTTCATCAGGAAATTCCTTCTCCATTGCCAACCGCAGATTCCAGGTTGCCATCCTGAATGGATATTCCCCGCCGAGAGCTTTATCTTGCAGGGCAGCCCGGGAACGCATCACCTGCAAAACCTTCTCTTTTACATCCATCATTTCGCCTCCTGCGGCGGTTCTGGTAGCGGCATCCAGTGAGTTGCTTGCTCAATACCATTACCCGGCTTAATCGTTGCATCTCCGCGCCGAAAGGTGCTTCCGGTATAGCGTGCGGAGCATATTAGCGGTTCAACCAGAGAGCTATCGAAATTCACAGAAATAAGCACGTTCTGGCCCTTTTCAGGCATTCGATCACTACAGCTTATCCAACTATCCTGAGTTCCCGGAGAGTTGCCAGCCAGCGCTGCCGACTCTCTACCTGCCCTATAGGCAAATTCAGCCATCGTACCAAGCATCTGTTTTGCAGATGTTGTGTAATTATTTTTCTGATAATTTTCATACCAGAACCTGCCAAACCACGAGTAGAAGTTATCATCCTCATCAACAGATACTGACTTAAATTCAGGAATATCCGGACCTTTGCGAATCGCCCTGGCAAGCTCGATTGGGTCATCGTACAACCAGTCACCTGTTTGCGGATGATTGGCCTCTGCCTGTTGCGCCGCCCACTCCAGACCGTCTTTATGGCCTTGCAGATAGTCCAGCGGTAACTCATCACTATTACTTACAGGCTCGGCATGAAGCATGGCGGCTCGGCAGGCATTCCAGCCTCTCACCTCTGCAATAGCGGCAACAGCATCGACCGCGTACATTTTAAGATGGTTGGGCATTGGTTTTTCTTCAGGTACTACTGGCATTGGAGGGGCGGCGTATACTTCAATAATCCCATTATCAATAGGCCATTCCCCATCCTTGATGTAGTCACTTGTGCCATCGACCTGCTGTTCTGCAATGTGGAAAGCACCTATTGGTTTTGCTTCCAGCGATGCCAGTGCAATTTTTAATGCGGTAAGCATGTTGTTTTGATCTTCATCGAGTCCGAACGGTATTTCATCCCGTGCTGACTCAATGCTGGTAATCGTGTTCTGTAACCATTCTTTGGTAAGAGTATTCATAACTATTTCACTTTAATCTCAATATTTCGCAGCTTTATGTCTACTGGTAGGTCTGACTTTCCTGTTAACGCTAATGCGAGATTTTCTGGAGTAATGAGAGCTGTTATTGTTTTCCCCATCGCCAGACGAATAATTATTCGTATTTCGCGATCGTCACATGCTCCCGGTCTAACAATTGATATTTGTCCGATCATCTCACTCTCCTTTGATGCGAATGCCAGTAGCGCGGATTGCATCGATGACTTCAGAAACTTTGTATGCCATTACCGTTTGGTAATCATCGTGAAAATCTGTTCGATGAAGCATACTGCTACGTTCTGGGAGCGATATTTCCCGTGCTTCCAGTTCTGCAATGCGCTTCTCTGCGGCTTCCAGCTTCTCGCGCATATCATCAACGTACTCGACCAGAGATCCGCCAGCAGGAATTTCGCACTCCTCGACCAGTTGGAAGTAGATATCAGTTGCGGCCCGTGTGTTGCTATGCCTAGCGTCGCCCATCTCACCTTCACGAAGAGCATCGCGTTCGGCGGTAAGATTGGCTATTTTGCTGTCTTTGCCTTCCAGCTCAACACGCAGTTTCCCTACCGTTAGCGCAATATCCTCGTTCTCCTGATCACGGCTTTTGATGTATTGCTGGTTTCTTTCCAGCTCATCCAGCAGCGCCAAGACGGTAGCCGGATTGGCTGCGGCGATGAATTCAGCATTGGCCTGCTGTTCCATTTGGAAATCTTCATCGAAACCGCTTTCAGGATGCGCTCCTTCAATTCTGCAAATAGGAATATATCCAGCAACTTCACGATGAATTAGCGCATCATCACCATCAAATCGGCTCTCTCCATATTCGAGCGACCACTCACCACACGTTGCTTTTTCTGCCGCTTCACGCAGTGCCTGATAGTCAATCTTGCTCACTGGTTGCCTCCTTTGCGAAGCTCAGCGGCGAAGGCTACTGCGTGATCATGATGTTCAAGTGTGTATGCACACTCAGCAAACATCTCCACGCCCTGCGCCCGCACTTCATCCAGAAAAGCATCTGTTGCTGGTGCTTCAGGTGCGTGCATGATTGCGACAACCATTGCGTCATGCATACAGTCAATGTTGCAACAACCAACAGCTTCAGCAGTTTTAAATTCACGATACATATTGCTGAATGCGTCTGTTTTACACCATGCGTTTATATCATTAAATGCCGCATTCTCCGCTGCCAGCGCTGAAAACTTCTCGTGTGCCAACTTAACAGCCGCATCAGCCTGCTTAATTGACTCAATCGCTTTCTGCTGGTCTTCGGCCAGCGCATTAGCACGCACCAGTTGCACTTCCAGTTGCGTTGCCAAATCGCTGATCAGCTTTGCCACACTACGCATATCAACGGCACCACATTCTGCTTTCAGTTCCGAAGCCATCTCATGCCCGGCGGCAACTAACCCTTTGATATTACTTTCCATCTTTACCCTCGCTTATCCACATAACTTATTGATTACATTGATAACTAAAAAGATCGTCGATTCATGCCGATCTATTTTTCATCAGTGATTCATAAAACTTTTGCCACTTATGCCGACCGAAATTAGCCTTCGAGTTACAGCTCGAACAAAGGCAAATAAGGTTCTCCTGACGACAGTCTTGCTTGTCGTAATTGATGTGATGAGTTGTTAGCCTTTTGTCTGTTCCATCACAACCTGGGTTCTGACAAGTAAAACCATCTCGCTCAATAACCCTCTTGCTCGTTTCTCGGAAATCCCACGGATACGGCAATCTCGATAATCCACCAGACCAGTTTGGATTTCCTTCCCCCTTCATCAGAGAAGAACGCATTATGTTGGAACACTGTTTCGAGCAGCATTTATGACGCTTCTCATGACTCAAGAAAACGGAGAACGAAGATCCGCATACGCAGCATATTTTTAATACTCGCTTTAGTTCCCGATTTACCGTCTTGCCTCGCTGTGAAATTCCTACACACTGAAGTGAGCAGAACCTTGAAGATGAGTTGGCTCGCTTAACCTGATATTGCCTGCCACATACGGAGCAAACCTTTTCGATTTTCCCACCCTTCCAATTCGGGTTTTTATCACCGGATACAATCAATCCCGCAGCATTGGGCTTCTCGCTCATAGTTCCTCAACCTCCCATCCACCACCGAGCTTTTTAGGTTTTGGATAAGCAACCTGAAAGACAAACGGATAGCTGTCTGCCGCAACCTTCATCTTGACTCTCGCATCGTCAGTAAAGACTGACTTACTTCCCTTAACGTCCACCATCACCAACTGCCCGTCAGCCAACATCACGGCAAAATCTACAGTCAGGAAGCAGTTGTCAGCTAACCGCAACTTGATACCCTCGAATCGATACCAGGCGATTTCCCCTGCACGTTTACGCTGCTCAAGGTGCTGGCAATACGCAGATTCTGTTTTGTTCATCTGGCCTGTTTTGAGTCGACCAAGAGCCTGTATCTGTTTTCTCATGATTTACCTCTAAGGTAATTAAAAACCACATAAGACACGAAATCAATAGAGTTTAGAATGTTTTGTTACCTGATGGGTAATTATTGAGACGTAAAAAAATGCGCTATCGCGCTGGTATTACTTGATAAATCCTGCCGCCTTTCCCCGCCTGTATTCCTCCATCAGCCACTGCGCCGGTGTTATTCCCCCAAGGGTGGCGGCGTTAGGCATGCACCCGAAACTTCGCCCTGGTGGATGGTAAACGTCTCTCCCTGTGTCCGGAGGCGTACTCATGGGCTCTGGCTTTGCCTGTATGCTGATCACCGGATCGGGTATCTGCTGTCCGGAAGCCACCTTTTTCGCCCAATCATCGAGCAGCCTGCGCGCGTGTTTCTCAACCTCAATCTCGCTAAGCTGGCGCTGATACATTGCACGGCGGGTATCACATACGACCCAGTACATAACCGGATGTCGCCACGGGAATCTTTCGGGACCACCAGGATATAAACTTTTTTCCTTGCTGTACCGGTGAAACTCCGCCATCACATCGTCAATGGTGACGCCAAGAACCATCTTGCTGTCTTTGCACCACTTGATAAATTGCCCTGGAGACGGCCAGAACGGAGATTCACTGGCGCGGGCGTGGCGCATACCAGCAGAAACCTGTTCACGGGTTCGGATCCCCCCTTCGGCAAACGCAGCAATCCACTGCTGTTTTGCAGCAACTTCCTGCTCTGGCGTCTTCAGGTTGGTTACCACTGCCGCCGGAAACAGTTGTTTCAGCTGTTTAAAAAGGGCATCAACAAGCCTCTCTGCTGACATGTTCACCACATTGTCATTGTTGACGTACTGATGCTCATAACCTGACATGCGAGAAAGGGCTTCTCCGTCACGGTTTTGTATCGCGGTAAAAACGTTGTTCACAAGAAATCCTCCCATGCTTCAGGGCTGTTCCAGTGCGGAACGTTGTTATCAGGTAATGTTGATTGCTTCTGTCTGCTAATCTGCAGCCGCCTTGCCAGCTTCTGCTCCCACTGTGCCTGATGGTATGCCTTACCCTCAGCCATCCAGTAAATTCTGAACTCTGCAAGTTCCTGTGCCGTTGGCAGACTGTCCAGGTAGATCCCCTGCAATGAGCTTTTCCGAAGAAAGTCATCTGATGGCTGCCATTGTTCATGCATGACAAATTTGCCTAATTGCCCTGGCCCACCAGGAGGAACAAAGTTATTCATCACGGCGTTGTTTGCTCCGGGGTCATGAGGCACAGAATCCCCGCTTTTTGTCCTGCTCTCCCTCTCTTGGTTAAATGACTGGTTATATGACTGGTTCTGGATCCCGTTTTTGGGATCATTCAACATCCCGTTTTTGGGATCATTCAACATCCCGTTTTTGGGTATATTCCCGTTTTCGGTAACATTACCGTTTTCGGGTTCATTGCCCCCCTCCCGGTTGCCTTTAATGTTCCCGTTTTTGGTTATATTAAGAGAGAAAACCCGCACTCTTTTTGTCGCTCCCTTTCTCTCTCCGGTATCTGAAATAAGCCCCATTTTCATGAGCGATATAAGCCCGGCCTGCACGGTTTTTTTATTCAGGCAAGTGTCTTTAACGAGGCGTTCTATGCTGGGGTAGCAGAGGTTATATTCATCGGCTCTGTCAGCCATCGAGAGCAGTATGAGCTTTAATGATGAGCTACCCGGATCTGTCTCCCAGGCCCAATCTGTTGCATGTCTGCTCATGATTAATCTCCGCTATCAGCTTGAATGTTGTGGGGAGGAATTAATCATGATCTGCTTAATCTCTGCCCTGATACGACGGTTTGATTCCATGGTGCACTCAACACAGTGTCCGTTGTAAACCCAGCGTTCACTGTCATGTCCGTGCTTACATGGTTTTCCGGTGTAGTAGCGTTTAAGTCCGCGCTTTGCGGCATCAATACGTGTAATGATTTCCATGGTAAGCCCTGTTATTAGTATTGGGATTACGGTCATTTTGTGCTGACACAAAAAAAAGGTCAACCAGATTTGGTTTTTTATTACCTTTGAGGTGCGAATAGATATGAAAAGACCGCCGGATGGCGGTCTACAGAGGGTTGTGGCTGGATATCATGAGTAGAAGAAGTATGCCAGTTCTGCTTTTGAGCGCAGCCATTGTCTTGTTTTACAGGCTTTAAAAAGCCCATTCATCAATACCTTACCTGGCATTTTGCGCTTACCTGTTAAGTGAGTCTGGATATAGTGACTCGTCGTTCCGGCTTCCTGTGCGAAGGCTTCACGCTCATCCGGAGTAAGTGCAAGCCAGTGCTTTTTGAAATCGAAATGTCCGTTATCGCTCATAGCTATTGCCTGATATTTATTTCAGATAATAAATATTCACCCATAAGGTAACAAAAATCAAGGATAGTTACCTGTGGGGTGCATTTACCTGTTGGGTAATATTGCTTTAAATTGAATCATCTACTGATTCATATATGAGGCGATTTTCCAGAAAATGAAAAGTATCCAGGACGTCCGCAGGCAAAATCTCAACGACTTGATCGACCGTGAATTCAATGGTGTTCAGACGCGGATGGCAGAAAAACTTGGAACTCAGGCAAATCTGGTAAACCGCTGGGCTCTTGGCAAGAAGGTTATCGGCGACCAGGTTGCGCGAAAAATTGAAGCTGCCGCCAATAAACCCCGTAACTGGCTTGATATCGATCGCTCGCTTTCTCAGGAAGGTTTTCAGCCTGTCGGCCCAAGCGACATTGGTCAGCTGGCGGCTCACAACCTGGAACGCTGGATGAGCGAAAGCCGCGACCTTTCAACACAGGGAAAACTTCACCGCGCATCCGGCGTCGCCCAGGTGACAATCAGCCGCCTGTTAAACAATGAGGTCAGCGTTTCCATTTCCACCCTGGAGAATGTTGCATCCGCATTCGGGCGTCACGGATATGAACTACTGATTCACCCGCACGACCCTGCAACTATCAACTATGACCGCTCGCGCTACGCATTGTTACCTGAAACCGAGAAAGCAAAGATCGAAAGTTACATTGAATTTGTCATCAACCAGAACGAAAAAAACAAACAATAAAATCATACTTTTCAGTAAGTAAGCCGCCTTCTGGCGGCTTTTTTATTGCCTATACTATTACCTAATGGGTAATTTTTTTTAACTCATATCTATTGACATCAAACCAAATACGCATAATTATTACCTCAACGGTAACAGACCGAGGTAACAAGTTATGCAGTGGAAAATCATCAACGGTTGGTACTGCGTTACTGCATGCGGATTCATGAGCTGGAAGTTCCGCACCTTACAGGAAGGCATTAAGTGGGCTTTCGTCAGCAAAGAAGCTCGCGATGTGGCCAACGATAACGAGATATGGGAGGGCTGATAATGAACGTTAATCAGCAGAAAAATCTTCAAAAAATCATGCTGGCATTCGACAAGGACTACCGCCTGTCAGAACAGCTATATGACCGACAAGTTGAACTGATTGAGAGCATCCGACTTCATCAACTGTCCTCAACTTTCGACGTTGTAACAGGCAAAGGCGTTCGTCAGGAAGTACTGGAGGCTGCTAAAGACAGCCCTGAGTTCGAAGAACTGATGGATGCCTATCGGCGCGAGGCAATGGCAATTATCGCCCGCTGGGATCTGGCAGATCAGCTTGATGGGCAGAGGGACGCGGCATGAAACCGGGAATTTATTTCGACATCAGCAACGAAGACTACCACGCAGGTGACGGCGTGAGTAAGTCGCAACTGGACATGGTTGCCAAGAATCCGGCGCTTCTTAAATGGGTTCAGGCAGCACCAGAAGACGAAGAGAAAAAGTCTGCACTGGATATGGGAACCGCATTGCACTGCCTGCTTCTGGAACCTGGAGAATTCGACAAACGCTTCATCGTTTCACCGAAATTCGATCGTCGGACAAAACAAGGTAAAGCTGACGAAGAAATGCTTCTTCGTGATGTGGCGGATATGGGTATTACGGTACTTGATGTCGAGCAGTGGCGAAAACTGGAGCTGATGCGTGATAGCGCAATGGCTCATCCAGCGGCACGCTGGATGTTGGAAGCACCTGGTTACTGCGAAGCATCAATGTACTGGAACGATGAAGAGACGGGTGAGTTGTGCCGAATTCGTCCAGACAAATGGCTGAACGAGCACAACGTGATCGTCGACGTGAAAAAGGTTGCAGATATGGACCGTTTTGCACGTCACATCGAGGAATTCCGCTACCACGTGCAGGACGCAATGTACCGCGAAGGCGCAATGAGGGTTACTGGTCAGCCGCATGGTTTTTTCTTTCTTGCCGTGAGCGAAAGCATTGATTGTGGTCGGTATCCGGTACGCGTGTTCGAGCTGGATGCGCCAGATGTCGATGCCGGGAACGCTCTGTTCCGCCGGGATCTGAATACCTATCACGAATGCCGCATCAACGATGAATGGGGCGGAGTGGAAATTATTAAACGCCCTGACTGGGCACGTAAACAGGATATGTACGTATGAGCAATGATATCGCAATCACATCACAACCAGGCGCAACTGTAGGCACTGCTGCGGCAATCTTCAGCCCCGAGGGCATGAATCAACTGGTGCGTTTCGCGGAGTTGATGTCACAAAGCAAAGCGACTGTGCCGAAACATCTTGAAGGCAAACCTGCCGATTGCCTGGCGGTGACCATGCAGGCGGCACAGTGGGGAATGAACCCTTTCGCCGTGGCGCAGAAAACGCATGTGGTAAACGGAACGTTAGGCTACGAAGCACAGTTGGTAAACGCGGTTGTATCCTCTTCCAGCCTGCTAGCGACACGCCTGAATTATCGCTGGAGCGGTGACTGGTCGAATGTTAACGGCAAAACAGATAAATCACCGAATCTGACGGTAACTGTGTCAGCAGTTCTTAAAGGAGAAGCAGAACCCCGTGAGCTTACCATCAGTATGGCGCAAGCCGGAGTGCGTAACTCTCCATTGTGGGAGCAGGATCCGCGCCAGCAGCTTGCCTATCTTTGCACGAAACGATGGGCTCGCCTGCACGCTCCTGATGTACTTCTCGGTGTTTACACCCCTGACGAATTACAGGAAACGGCACCGCGCGTTGAGCGAGACATTACTCCGCAAACGACCACTGCTGCGGGAATGAACAGTCTGATCAACGCTAAAACAGTGAAAAAGCCTGATGAGCAAACGCGTAAAGCGGATAGCCGTGATCCAGAAGAAATGCTGATGGCCTTTACCAGCGCAGCGATGAATTACAGCACTGTCTCCGAACTGGATAAGGCTTACAAATACATTGCACAAAAACTTTCAGATGATGACGAACTGCTGGCAAAAGCCACCGATGTTTACAGCGTTCGTCGAGAAGAATTAAACGAAACATCTATGTAACCACCACCGCGGCGCCACGCGCGCCGCACTGCAACCAAGAGAGGTATTTATGAAAGGTGCATTAGGTAAGAAGGAACTCCTGGCGGTGGTGCCACTGTCATGGAGCACTATCGACCGTATGGAGCGCGCAGGGGAATTTCCTAAACGCTGGTATATCACCGATAAACGCTGCGCATGGAACCGTGACGAAGTTGAGCGTTGGCTTGATGAACGTCAGGCAGCAAGCCCGGCAGAGTTCCAGGGTAAAAAACCTCCTGTTCAGCAACGTGTATATCGTCCCGTGAGCAACGCTGCATGAGTGCGCTGCTAAGGCACTGGAGCAAATGGTCAGGATGGTACTTATTCCTGGCCTCTGTTACAGCATGGCTTTATCTGCTGGCATTAATTTTCAGAGAGGGTTGGATTAAGTGAGAAAGTTAAGCCGACTTGAAAAATATCACATGAATAAGGTTTCAATGCGCAGCCCTTCAAAGGTTGTTGCCGTTACTCCTGCGGCGATAGAGATCGAAAAACGCGCGATTGAAAGAGAGAAAAAAGGGCAGTTCCGCATTGCCGCCCACCTTTGGCTTCAGTGTATGGATGTTGCTTCTGGTGATGTTGAGCGTGCAAGGATCGCGGTTCGCAGGGACCAATGTATCACAAAAGGTAACGGCCTTCGCCGTGGCGACTATAGCGGCATAGGATGTTGTGGGGTGGTTTATGAATAAGAAATACACACTAATCTATGCAGATCCACCCTGGGTATACCGGGACAAAGCCGCAGATGGTAATCGCGGTGCAGGTTTTAAATATCCGGTTATGAGTGTGCTGGATATCTGCCGCCTTCCTGTGTGGGACTTGGCCGATAAAAACTGTCTGTTGGCCATGTGGTGGGTGCCAACACAACCACTCGAAGCACTAAAAGTTGTTGAAGCCTGGGGATTCCGTCTGATGACCATGAAGGGCTTCACGTGGATAAAATGTGGTAGTCGACAACCAGATAAACTGGTTATGGGTATGGGACACATGACTCGCGCCAATAGTGAAGATTGCCTGTTTGCGGTAAAGGGAAAACTACCTACGCGCATTAATGCAGGGATCGTTCAGTCATTTACCGCACCGCGGCTTGAGCATTCAAGAAAACCAGATATCGTTCGTGAAAAACTTGTGCAATTGTTAGGCGATGTTTCTCGCATTGAACTGTTCGCCCGCCAGTCGTCTCATGGCTTCGATGTTTGGGGTAATCAGTGCGAAGACCCGGCAGTGCAACTACACCCTGGATACGCGTTGGATATTGCCGGATTAACAAATGCATTCAGCAATGCTCCGCTGTCACCAACAGACAATCAGGGGCGGGAGCGTGCAGCATGAACAGGGCATCACCAGCAGATTTAAGGAAATGCCTTGAAACTGCAAACATGCTTGCACACAGCGGGATCAGGTTTGTTCCAATTCCCGCTGTCACTGATGCTGAATTTGCAACACTGTCAGCAATATTCGCAGATAAAATAGAATCACTGGCGGCAGAAGCCGAGATGGAAGAAAATCAGCAGAATAATTAA